ATGGCAAAGGTGATACATGTGCATCTATTGCATAATATAGACGAATCGAGACAGAAAGACTGGTATTTCAGCAGCATATCGGCGGTATATACGGTTTTGACGGCTGAACAAGTGGGAGCGACGAAGAATTACCTGCTCCATGCCGGGCTGTCCGGGAATGGCACCGTGTGCACGAAAAGGGCTATAATCAAGCAATCTACGCTCATTTCGGGCGGTAGAAAGGCTGACGATTAGAACGATATAATAACGCCTGTCGAATGGCTTTCGAGCGTTATTCCTTTGAATGCTGATAGAGGGGGCTGAGCGCCCCCTTTTTATGCTTTTTTTGACTTAGGGATAGTGTAAGAGATAGTGTTTAGGGATAGTGTTTTTATAAGTTTAGGGATAGGTTTAGGGATAGAAAACAACTATTATTAACGTATACTCCAAAATATAAAAAGGTGCTAAAATGCAAATAAGTACCGATTTTTGACGTTTTCGAGGGGGAAATGCGACTTTTATTTGCATATAAGAATATTATTTATATATATGATATACAAGTTGTTATAAATTTACACACTCATATACACTCAAAAGAATGTGTGCGCGTGCCGCTTGGCGTGATTTTGTGTAAAATGCGTACTTTTAGGGCTTATCACCTAAAAGAACTTGCTTATACTGCCCACCACCTCAAATATGTTAATGATGCGTGATTTGTCGAATTCTTGTTCGTCATAATCGTCTATATTTATTGGAATGAAACGCAATTTATCTGGCGAGGAAGATTTTCGAAGTATCTTTATAGTGCGTATGGTATCGAGGACTACAGCGTATATCTCACCATATTGTATATCGTCTACCCTGCATTGACGAAGGGCGATAATGTCGCCGTGATTTATCTTGGGCTCCATAGAATGCCCGGTGACGTTACACCACAAATCGGCTTTCTCGAAACCTCTGATTACTATATTGGTTTCTGGTACGGAAGTCTGCAAATTGAACACCTCGTTAAAGCCCCCAAGGAAATCGACATCATAGTATGGAGTTCCGATAGTCAAGCTATTTGTTGTGGGAGGAGCCTCGACATTGTCACCGTCGTCTTTAAGCATACAGCCTTTTCCTGTTAAAAGCCACTCAGTAGAATATAAGGGATAATTTTCAACCAAAACTTGAATCCATTTAGACTGTATATCCGTTCCATTATTGATGGCGCGTGATAATACGCCCTTACTTGCGCCTATCCGCTTTTCCAAAGCCCCAATCTTAATTCCTTCGTTGGTTGCTATTTCCTGTATCCGAGATAAAATATTACCCATAAAAATGAAAATTATCCCGTATTTATTTTACGGGTTGAAAATTATCACTATATTTGCAGAGTGTTTAAGTAGTAAACAGCGGCCAAATATACAAAATTGGCTTGAAATTAACGAGTGTCAGAGATTAAAGAATATGAACCGAAACCTATTATTAACAAGTGAGATGATGGAAAATCAAGAAACGATGATGAAAAAGCGGGATTTTGTAGCCGAACGGGTGAAATGCCGTATCGATGGCCTATTGGAGGAGGCCGACAACTATATGCGAATCATGAATGAGGATTATGAGTCATTTTTTATGGATCATGCAGAAGATATGTATAAAGTACAACTCGAACTTTCCGAGTATCGCAAGTTGAAAGCCGTGGTAAACTCAGGAAGCCTTGAAGATATCCGGTCATATTTGGTAAATAAAGTGAATAACATTACCAATACCCTGCTTGGCGAAAAATTGCGATTAAATACTACCGGCGCCACTACCCAGCTTGCCCATATTTTAGAACTGGAATTGATCCGGGATTTACGCGGCAAGTTTATCATGTTCCTTGACTTTATCGGTAAAGACAAGAATGTCGCCGGATAATAAAAAAATGAGCGTGACAGCCCGGAAGGCGTCAAGAGACGGGCGGACGGTGTGGAAAGACACACGGGGCAATGGTTTTTGCGTTGGGGTTCGATTCCCCATGCCCCACAAGACGATTAACAGTTAAAGCATAAAGATATGAGCAACAAAAGATTTTCAGCTACTGAAATTTCAGAATTTCAGAGTGAGCGTTTACAATGCAATTGGGTAGTTCGTACCGGAATAGCTGCCTGTACGAATCAAGTACCCGACAAAGATGCTGTGCGCGTTGAGCGCCAACGGATATCGTCATTACCAGCCGAGCGGTCAGTTTGCAGTGTCCATCTTCTTGTGCGTACTGACGGATGCAGAGCTGTATGTTGTCGTTGCGGTCAAAGCTACCCTTTAACTCCTTCAGGTGATTTAGACAGGGAACAGATAGTTCGCGAAGCTCTTCTTCGCCCATTGTTTGGTCGAGGGGAACAATGTCGACTGTAAGCAATACTAATGGTACCATATATGTTCATTTCAAATTTTCATCAAGTATATAAAAACAACAACTATGACAACGACAAATCCAACAAAAACGGAGGCGCGGATCAAGCAGAAGCTGCGCATGCTGATCGGTAATGTGACGCACATGCAGAATATCGCCGACCAAACGCTTGATCTCCTCAAAATCTCCATGACCGAGGACGAGCGAAACGAATCGGACACCTGCCGCATCATCGAGAACCTGTCGTGCGTGTGCGAGGAGGCATTACAGGTATTGTGCGAGAAATTAAAAAGGGGAACCCGGCTTTACGAAAGGCTCTGCAATGAAAATCAATCCACATCATTTAATGCCTTCAATCATGGAACAGAAAAGTAATCATCATCAACTTCTTTCATCTCGCACACAAAGTAGGGGTTCATTATCTCCAGCGTGTGCAAAGCCTGCAAGCAGTAAAACGACTTACGTTCGCTCATGCTGTTTGGATCTATCTCCCAACAATCCCCGCCGGGCAATCTCGACAATCTCGGCCGAGGAATATGTATCATTCTGCAAAACTCGAATAGGTCGTTTCTATTTGTCTCTAAATGACTATCGTCCTTGTAATTCACAATGTGAATGCGAATAACATATTTCATACTATAACATTTTAAACACGTTAAACACGCTGTAAATATACAAAGATTTATCAATATGAGAAAGCAGATATTGACAGATAACGAGACCAAGTCCTTCCTGATGAAAACATTCAACTGTACCCGCCAAGCGGTATGGCAGGCATTGACCTTCCAGCGCAACAGCGACCAAGCCCGGCGGATACGCCATCTCGCCCTGCAACGCGGCGGCAAGTTGACAGACGGCTATGCACCGAAGTGCGAGACTTCCTACGAAGAGGGAGAAAAAACGATGACCCAGAGATTCGGGTCGCGTGTAAAGATCGTGGCGCACAGGGAGACCGGAAACGTATCCGTGTTCGTGGACGACCGGCTGAAAGAGAATTACGAGAATTTGGACGTTTGCAGCCTCATGCAGTTGCAGATCGAAGTGGAACAGATGGCCGCAGTGTTGTAAGAGGAGGCGATATGGAGTACTACGGAAAGATATTGTGCATATCGCATAAGGACCTGACCTACGACGACCGTCCTGTCATCATCGACGGGGAGGCCGATTACAGCAGGAGCCGCATGTTGAAAGGAGTGCAGCCGTCGATGCTTTCCGAGGAAGAACTTGCACCCATCATGTCGGAAGCCAATTACAAGTGGCTTAAAAGAGAATATAAAATCAATGTAGTCCGTCAAGGGAAAGGACTCGGGAATTATGCTCTGGTAGAAGTGGCCACCCTTCCCATTCGGTTTCAGGAGAAGATAAAGCTGAAATACGGGGACATGAAAGACGATATTCTCAGGAACTGGTTCGGCAGCCACTTCCACATCGACCCGAAAGCCCGGGAGTTCTACTCCCGATTCCGTTTCGACAACGGTAACACGCTTCCTCCGGAACGCATACAGGAGTACACGGTGAACGCCTCGGTGATAGAGAGTGTGCTGGAGTTGATGGCCGATACCGTGTTGATGCGCCGCGCTATGAAAGGAGGCCCGGTGAACTGGAGCGAGATGGCGGGTGCGATCAGTTACTATCAAATCGAATTCGGACATACGCTGCCGATAAGCGCCAACCGCTTCAAGAGGCGCGTGTGGGATTTCAAGGCTCAGGGATATGAGAGCCTGATCAGCGGAAAGTTCATGAACCAGAACCGTCGCAAGGTGACTTACGGCATCGAGCGGGTGCTGCTGGCGATAGACGCCCAACCGGAACAGCCCTATAACACGACAGTATGGGAACAATACAACCTGTTTCTGGAAGGAGAATGCGAATTATTTGACCCGGAAACGGGCGAGCTACTCGATCCGGCCGATTTTACAGACAAAAACGGCAACCCGATCGTGTTAAGTCCCAAGACGGTGGCGAACTATCTGACCAATCCCAAGAACAAGGCGTTGAGGGCGAAACATCACATGAGCCAATGGGATTTCAACAACGCCTACCGTCCGTACCATTTACGCTACACGGGAGCCTATTCGCTCAGTAAGATTTCCCTCGACGACCGTGACCTGCCGCGCCCCATGAAGGACGGCAACCGGGTAAAGGCTTACTATGCCTACGATGTGGTGAGCGGCGCCGTGGTGGGCTACGCTTACAACCGGCTGAAAACCGCCGAACTGTTCCTCGACTGCATGCGTAACATGTTCCGGACCCTCGACCACAACGGCATGTACATACCGGCGGAGCTGGAAGTGGAGCACCACTTGGTGAAGGACTTCGCCGACGGCCTGATGCAGGCCGGCACGGTGTTCCCGCTGATACGCTGGTGTAACCCCGGCAACTCTCGGGAAAAACGGGCGGAGCATTTCAACCGCCAGAAGAAATACGGCGTTGAGAAACGCTCGCAGGCGGGCATAGGCCGCTGGTGGGCCCGTCTGGAAGCGAACCGTCCGAAGGAAGAGAAAGTATATGACGAGTACAACGACACCTATAAGGTGAAGAGCTATACCTACGATGAGCTGGTGGCCGACGACATTCGTTCCATCGATGAGTATAACAACCAGCTACACCCGAACCAGAAGAAATACCCCGGCATGACCCGTTGGGACGTCTTTTGCAAAATGCAGAACCCGAATCTCCGCCCGTGGGACAAGGCCGTGCTTTACCGGTATATCGGCTTCCACACGAACACGACCATACGGAACAACAGCTATTTCAAGGTACAATACAAGGATTTCCGCCTTCCCGACCCGGAAGTCATCGCCCGGCTCGAACCCCGTAACTACAAGGTCGAAGCCTATTATTTGCCCGACAGGGACGGAAACATCGGCGAGGTGTACATCTACCAGAACGGACGGTATCTCGCCGCCTGCAAGCCCGTACCTCGTTATAACGAGAACACGGCCGAGCAGACCGAGGCCGACCGCGAGGCCTACATCGAACAGGCGAAGTATGTGGCCAAGTTCGACAAGATGATCAAGGAGGGCAAAGTCAAGCCGTTGGGAATCCTGAGCAAAGAGGCCTCGAAAACGGTATCCGCCGCAAAGGCCGAGGCGGTGGAGACGCAGCCCGCCGACGATACGGAAGACTATTCGGCATACCTCAATGTGTCGTCCTTCGAAAGAGACGCCATGTCCAAACTCTAACGGTATTAAAAAAACATTCAAACAGCATTCAATATGGAAATAACGAACGAATTGAAACAACGGATTGCGGAGGCGATAGCCGCCGACCGGGGGAACTATCCCAGCGACAACCGCCATGCGACGGCTCTGGGTATTTCTCCGAGCGTGTACAACTCCATCAAAAGAGGAAATTATGAAAAACAAGTGAGCGACGCCAACTGGGTGGGTATCGCCCGGAGGCTGGGTGTGCAACTGCGGGCCGAAATGCCGTGGACGGCGGCCAAGACCCCGACCTATGCGTTTATCAGCAAGCAGTTGGAGATGTGTCAGGAGAGCGGACTGAGCGCCATTCTGTGCGACATGCCCAACATCGGGAAGACCTTCTCGGCGAAGGTGTACGTCAAAAATCACAGAAACGCCGTGTATGTGGACTGTTCGCAAGTGAAAACGAAACTCAAACTGATACGGTATATCGCCAAAGAGTTCGGCGTGAGCAGTTACGGACGTTACGGCGACGTCTACGAGGATCTGGTGGCTTACCTGCGCACGATAGACACCCCGCTTATCGTGCTGGACGAGGCCGGGGACTTGCAGTACGAGGCTTTTTTGGAATTGAAAGCCCTGTGGAACGCCACCGAACGCTGCTGCGCATGGTACATGATGGGTGCCGACGGGTTGAAAGAGAAGATAAACCGGGCCATCGAGGGCAAGAAGGTGGGCTACACCGAGATGTTGAGCCGGTATGGCGACACATACAGCAAGGTGACCCCCGACGATGCCAAAGAGCGCGAGAAATTCCTGCGGGCGCAGGCCGCCATCGTGGCGAAGATGAACGCCCCGGAGGGCTCGGACATCGCCCGGATCGTAAACCTTACCGGCGGCGGGCTTCGCCGGGTATACACCGAAATCGAGAAATTGAGGAGGGTGCAGATATGATGACGAAAATAACATTAGAGGATAAAGGTCAGAACATCTTGTGGTTCAAGGTAAACGAAGACGGGATTGTCGAAGAAGCCGGTCCATTCCAGAATGAAATATGGAAAGACGCATATATTCCTTTTCGGAAAATCCGTGTCGGACAATTGCCCCCCATATCCTTTTATCCGTATATTATATTCAATTTTCTACAATATAGGGTCGTATCAATAGAGCCAAGCCATGAAACTGAAACGAGCGTACAGCCCCAAAGAGGTGCTTAACATGAAGATACCCTGTTACGAGTTCACCGGGCAGTGGCTTGTCTCCATCGGCCGACCTGCCAAGAGCGGGGTGTGGATCATCTGGGGGGCGAGCGGGAATGGCAAGAGCTCTTTTGTCATGCAGCTGGCCAAATACCTCTGCGCGTTCGACAAGGTGATATACGACAGTTTGGAGGAGAGCACGGGGCTCTCTTTGCAAATGTCATTGAAACGCCATCGAATGGAAGAGGTGCGCAAGCGGCTGTTGATTCTCGACCGGGAACCGATCGATCAACTGGAGGAACGGTTGAAACGAAGGGGCAGTCCCAGAGTGGTGATCATAGACAGTTTCCAATATAGCGGGTTGAGCTACCCCGCTTACAAAGAATTAAAGGAGCGGCATCCCAAAAAGCTGTTCGTTTTCATCAGCCATGCCGAGGGAATGCACCCGGCCGGCAGGACGGCCCGAAAGGTGGAATACGATGCCGATGTCAAAATCATGGTGAGCGGCTTCAAAGCATGGTGCAAGAGCCGTTTCATGGAACAACCGGGCGAGCCCTACACAATATGGGAGGAAGGCGCCGCCAAAACATGGATGGAAGATGGACAAAAAGAGTATGCGCCGGAAGAACCTGCTGTATAGGCTCCGGAAGAAGGGCGTGAAAGTCGACACGAGAGAACGCTGTGTTTACCTGCCCTACGGCAGCGAGCCGGACAATATCGCACAGGTTCGCCGCCTGCGGAGAGAATATGATTTTGTAGTGCAATTTGAAATAGTATGATCATGGAAAAGACGCAAGAAAACATCTGCTGCATTTGCGGCAGGAAGTTCATCGGATACGGGTATAACCCATATCCGATAAAAGAAGAGGGACGATGCTGCAAACTGTGTAACTACACGGTGGTACTGGAAGAACGATTGAACGAATTTTACGAACGACAAAAAAAATAGAAAGAAATGAACAAGAAAGTGTACATCAGCGGGGCGATAGCCCATTATGACTTGGAGGAGAGGCGTCAGGCTTTCGATCAGGCCGAACGCTATTTGAGCTTGAAGGGCTACGAACCTGTGAACCCGTTCAAGAACGGGCTGCCGGACGAGGCGCATTGGCGGGAGCACATGCGGGCGGACATCGCCCTGCTGCTCGGTTGTGATTATATCTATATGCTGCAAGGCTGGGAGTTGTCGAAGGGAGCCAAGCTCGAGCTTGACGTAGCCTCCTCGTGTGGCATTAAAGTGTTGTTTGAGTAATTACAAAATAGTGATATTATGAATAAAGAACAAAAAGTGAAGTTAGTATTTGAGTTTGACCGTTCCGCATACGATGCGTACCTCTTCTTGATAAGCAAGAAAAAAACGGAAGAGACGGAAAGTGTATGGAATGCGATGATCGAAGAACCGGTTGTTGCTGATACAAGTTTGCTTGATGACGACGAGAATGCTGTAAATTTTATGATGGTAAGTCTGGCCATTCTTGCTGTCGAGGAAAAAGTAAAGAAGTGATATGAAACAGGAAGTAACCAATTTGGCAAAGCCCAATTCGGATGCGCCTCAGCAAAAGGAGCAAGCGCCATTGCGTTCGGCTGTCACGAATTTCGCCCGGTTTTACGCTCTGTTCGGCAAAGTGCCCTATTATGGCGACCGGGAAGAATTTAAGCGATCGATCGTGCGGCAATACACTTGGAACCGTACCGACAGCCTGCGCGAGATGACCCGGGCGGAGTATAACGAGTGTTGCGCCGCACTGGAACGGTTGACCGGGCAGGACGAATGGCGAAAGAAACTGCGCGAGGAGCTGCGGTTCCGCCGAAGCGTCTGCCTGAAACTCATGCAGAAAATCGGCATCGACACCACGGACTGGGCACGAGTCAACGATTTTTGCCTGAATCCCCGGATCGCCGGCAAGCCTTTCGGCCGGCTCGATACCGAAGAACTGGAACAACTGGCCGTAAAGCTGCGCTCCATCGAGCGGAAGGGAGGGCTGAAAGTAAAGGAAACGGAGAAGAGACAAGAACACGAAGTGAAACAACCGGGCAGGGCCGTCTATGTCATTATCGACCCAAAAGCTCCCAAAAATTGAAGATATGGAAAATAAAACACGAACCAATTTGGAGATGGTAAAAAAAGAAGTTACGGTATTCATCTCGGACATGAGCCGTCAAGAGGCCGCCGAGTTTCTCAGCGAACTGGCCGACTGGTCCTACGCCAACAGCGAATCAATGTTGATTGACGACGAGCCGGAAATGCAGAATTACGAGGAGGAAGATGATTATGAACATCGATGACCAGAACAAGGTGAAAGCGGCCGGTTTCACCATTATCCGCAAAGACGACTACCCGAATCCGAGAATCAAAATCAGTACAGGGCGAAACGGGGCTTGGGAAACATTTGCGAAGTATGGGACAAAGGCCGCACGGGACAGAGCGTTCAAGGAACTTTTAGAGGACAACAAGATTATCAGTGATTAACCCAAAAACACAATTAGAATCATGGAAGAGAAAAGCAAACAGACCGTGTTAATGACGGAAGATGACAAGGCCGAGTTCGAGGCCTTCCAACGGGAAAAAGCGAGAAAAGCGGCCGAGGAGAAGGCCAAAGCCGACCGGGAGATGTACAAGCAAATGGTGGACGAGGAGATCGAGAACTCCATTCCCGTGTTGCTGGGTATCAGCGAGGAGATCAAGGAGAGCAAACAGAAGGTGCTTGACAATTTCAAGGCTATACTTGCCATGAAGTCCGACCTGTTCAGGACGAAGATGCGCAACGACCAACGCAGTCATACCTTCACCAACAGCGCGGGCGATAAACGCATCACGCTGGGCGTGTATGTGACGGACGGCTACCGGGACACGGTAGAGGACGGAATCGCCATCGTGAAGGAGTACATCGCCTCGCTGGCCAATGACGAAAAGACGCAGGCGTTGGTGAACATGGTGTTCCGGCTGTTGAGCCGCGACGCCAAAGGCACGTTGAAGGCCAGCCGTATCGTGCAGCTGCGCAAGGTGGCCGAAGATACCGGCGACGCACGGTTTATGGAGGGCGTGCGCATTATCGAGGAGAGCTACCAGCCGGAGGTGAGCAAGCAGTTTATCCGCGCCGAGATGAAAGACAGGAACGGCATGTGGAGACCCATACCGCTGGGAATGACCGAGTCGTAAAGAACAGGTCGTGAATCGGGGCCGGCGGCGATTCGCGGAACAGGCGTTGACCCCTTAAACAGGAAGTGCCGAAATGTGAAAAAATCGGCACTTCTTTTATAAAAAGCGGGTGAAAATCAATTATATTTGCATTATGGGCAAAGGGAGAGACAAAGAACTGATCAGGCTGAGGGACGAGGCGCTGTGCCGTCGTTACTATTACTGGACCGAGGTGCAACGGTTGCGGTTCGACGATGCGCTGCGCATTCTCTCGGAGCGCGAGTTCTTTATCTCCGAGGAGCGTATCATGGCCATTATCCGGCGTAAGTCCCGCGAGGGGACCGACAAGGACTTCAAGCCCCTGCCCAAAGTGAAAGTCCCCCGGCTGACGGCCTCCCAGCTCGAACTGTTCAAGATATAGCGATGAGCCAACCCCGTGGCATTGCTGTAATGGCATGCCGGTTCTTTACTTATAGACTTAGCGACGGGAAGTGGCGCATCGCTATTTTTTTGTTGAAATGTATGGTCTTTGAAAAATAATTCGTATGTTTGCGGTGCTCTGAGACATACATCAACTGGACAGCGAGTCTGTCCGATGCGCCGCATACGGGCATTTTTTATGCCTTGTAAGATACGACGGCATCCAACCCCGTGCCTGCGCTGTAATGGCGTTGGCAAGTCCAGTTGATATGGCTTAGAGCGACGGGAAGTGGACGCCGTCTTTTTTTCTGTCCGCACTGCTCAAAAAATATCAACAATTATGAACAAGAATCAAGGAAACAAGGCCCTGCGCCTTGAAATGGTGGAAGTGAACCAAAGTCGCTTCGCCGCGGAAATCCTCAGCGGAAACGCAAGTATCAACCTTACACAGATGGCAAAGCCGTTTGGAAAGTCAGCCAAGCCGGATAACTGGCTAAGAACTGACGAGGCCAAACGCTACATTAAAGCAATTTCCGTTTCTCAAAAACGAGAAACGAGTGATTTAGTAGAAGTTAGGAACGGTGGAAGACCCGAGAATCAAGGAACATGGTGCAAAGACTACCGCATCGCCTTGCGTTTCGCGCAATGGCTCAGCCCGGAGTTCAGCATTATGGTGGACGAGGCGATATTGCGCCTGCTGTCGGGGAAACGCACAGGCGTATCCCGCCCTCGCCGTTTGCAGCCGAAAGACCGGGACGAGGTCTTGAAAGCGTTTTTTGCGGAGCTGCCCCAATGGGTCACGTTGAACGATGAGCGCGAGGTGGCGGAGTTCTTCGGCGTGAGCCGCCACCATGTGCACGAGGTGCTGACGGGCCGCCGCACGGGCTATGCCGTGCTGGCCGCATTGACGGAGCACGGGAGCGCCAACCGAAAACGTGGAATCCGCCGCCCGGACCTGAGCCCGGAGGCGACAGCCCGGAAAACCCTACAACTGGCTTTGGAGTTCGCGAACGAAACGAAGGAGGGCTGAGCGATGGTACGGTTCGAGAAAGACAAGATCGTGGTGGAGATACCCACGGTGTTCCCGGCCGCCGACTGGCTGGAGCGTGTGAGCGACTTGGTGTATGCCATCGGGGCGATAGATAAAGACCGAGTGGACAACGACCACGACTGCATATACACTCTGTGCAGCATGATATTGGAAATGATGCCGGAGGAAGGCGATCTGCTCGAAATGTTGCGGGCGAAAGGACTCCGGTAATCTTTGGCGGAGATAAGACAAGGGGTGACCGTTTGCGGGCGGTNGTTCCATCGCCGACTCGTCGTGCAGGGTGAACGAGAAGGTCGTCTCGAATACCTTGATATATCCCGGCAGCGCATATTCCCGGCTTTTCTCCCGCACGAGCGGCGAGGCGTTCTCCGAGCACTGCAAGCATTGCAAGGTTTGGTACAGCTTGTTCGCCTTCTGCTGGCGATCGCGCACTTTCTCGTAGGTTCCCGAGGCGTGACTGGTATCGTCGTAACAGTCGATGGCGAGGCGCACGGTGATGAACGACTCGCTGTTCTGCGCCCCGCAGCCGAGGTCGTGCCAGTTCGAATCGGTGTTCCCGATCAATACGCAGGGGAAGGTGATCGGGTAGTGGTCCTCGTCGGCTCCCATTTCCAATTGGCCGTAATCCTCGTCGATGAGCGAGAGTTCCGGCATTTCACGGGCGATTTGCTCCATGATGGCGATAAAAACTTCTTCCATGATTTTATGAAGTTAAAATGTTGAAGATTTTTTCAGTGATTCTCTTTTCTATTTTCTCGTTGAGCTCCTCGCTCTCCCCGATAAACTGCCGTTGTGGAATGCGTATGCTCAGTTTCTTTTTCCGGGTGAGGGCGAGCCCTTTCCACATCTGCGCCTGCGGGTTGGCGGCGGCTTCCTTCAACCGCGACGCCCTCGTTTTTTTCGATGCGTTTTTCCGGATACCGGCCGACTTGTAGAACTGTCGCCAAGCCCATTTCCGCATCTTGTCGGTCACGGCGGGATGCACGGTGTCTCCCCAGTTGTGAACGGGGGCGTAGATCACATCGTTCGATATTTTCACCCGATAGTCGGACGGTATGTATTTGATGGATTTGAACAGGTGATTGCGGCCGGAAAGCAACGTGTCATATTTGCCGGCGGCTCCCGTTCCACCCGATGACAACCGCTTGGCCTTCGGCCACGGGTG